CAATATTGGGGTATCTGTATTATCATGGTTCAAATTAATGAAAACAGTATCAAATAATGATACTGTATCAATGTTTATTGAAGAAAACAATACAAACGAGCTTAATATTTCAATTGAAAACTCAGATAAAAATTCTCATACAACATTTGCTTTAAAACTTCTTGATATTGATGAAGAAGAATTGAACATTCCAGATGTTGATATAGATTGTATAGTTACAATGCCTTCTAATGATTTTCAAAGGTTATGCAGAGATATGTTAAATATTTCTGAAACTGTTGAAATTACTAGTGATGAAGATTCTCTTAAATTTCATTGCGATGGCGATTTTGCCAAACAAACCACCATCATCGGTGAAGCTACCCATGGTCTTACCTTCAGTAAAACTAATAAAGATGAAATCATTTCTGGTAAATTTGCTCTTAAATATATTAACCTCTTTACCAAATCCACTAATCTTTGCAATACTATCGAACTTTACCTCAAAAATGATTACCCTCTCATCCTTAAATATCAAGTAGCCAACCTTGGAGAAATTAAGTACTGTTTGGCGCCACGTACCGAGTAAGGGGATTGTCCAGTGAAAAAATATCCCGAGTGGATTATAGTATCGGTATAAACAAGGTTAAAGAATTTGTATTATATATAATTATAAAAAGATGCCAGATTATTCATGTGCAAAGATCTACAAGATAGTATCCACAGATGAAGACAAATCAAATCTAATATACATTGGATCAACAACACAGAAATTAGATAGAAAATACATAGACCACATAAAATATTACAATTATTGGAAAAATGGAAAATATCAATACTTACCCATATTTCGTATATTTGGAGATACAAGTTATGACTCAAAAATTGAGTTAATCAAAATGTGTCCCTGCAAAACAAAAAAGGAGCTTGAAAATGCTGAAAAAGAAGAAAAGGACAAAATACAATCACCCATGATGCTAGTTGACAATCTTACGACAGAATCTTGTGAATATATCAACAGTGTTATATATAAAATATTTATAAAAAATGAATTGTCACCTCTTATATATATTGGATCGTCAAAGAACGGAATACAGGAACGTTTATGGGGTCACAAAAGTGATTATAATAAATGGAAAAGTGGAGAAAAGCATTGGATATCAATATTTAAACTTTTTGAAGAGTTCGGAATAGACAACTGTGATATAGAAGTACTAAGAGAAGTGCAGGCAAATTCAAAGAAAGAATTAGAACTTGCAGAAGCAGAAGAAATCGAAAAAATACCAAATGAAAACCTTGTAAACAAAATTTGCCCAAGATATGAAAACATTGAAGATCACAAAAAGCAATATCACAAAGAATACCATCAACAACATAGAGAAGAACATCTTGCAACTATGAAAGCATACAGAGAAACTGATGAAAATAAGCAAAAAAAGAAGGAATATCGGGAGATGAACAAAGATAAGATAAATGAACAGAAGCGTGCAGCATATCAGAAAAACAGAGAGAAGATTCTAGCTCAACAGAAAGAATATGCAGCAGGTAAGAAAGAAGAACTGAAGGCATATAACAAAGAATACAGAGAGAAGAACAATGAAGCAATAAACAAAGCTCGCAAGGAAAAGTATGAAGCGAATAAAGACAAGCTTAATGAAATTCGCAGAGCTAAGAATGCAGCTAAAAAAGAACAAAAATAAATTCATATTATACATACACAAGTATGCCTACGAAAGATTATGCATACAGAAGTACATGGAAGCATAAGTTTTCAAGGGCAAAGAATTTAGCTCATAGAGGTGGGCTTACTAAGAAAGATATGATGGAAAAGTATGGTAGGTTTCCTAGAAAAGATGAATGGTGGGGTCCTGAAGAAAATTTCAAAGAATGGGAAGCGAAATGGGTTGCTGAAAATCCCAAATTTTAACAGTGTGACAAATTGTTTAAATTCCACATAAAGAACAAGGAATTAAGTAGAAAGCAGAATGGATTTCTCAAGTCTCACCGTATACATGGCAGTCTATGATATGGAGGGAATAAGTTTTGAAGAAACAAAGACAGCAAATTTGAAGCAAGGTGATTTTGTAACTGTATCAAACAACAGCGAAGGTATGCTATACGGATTTTTCATGGATGGAAATAAGAAAATGGTAGTATTGAAGAATAATGAAAGATATAGTATTTCAGATGCTACAGACGGAGTAGTAATATTTTAAAATTAATTGATGAAGATTTCCATTTTATTGAAACATTTTATCAAGTTTAGTTTTCTTATAATTCAACTCCCGTCTTTCTTTTGCATTGTATTGAAAATTTTCACCAAGTGTTTTATTCTCATATTCCAACTCGACCCTTTCTCTTTTATTCTTTTGAAACATTTCGTCAAGCCACCGTCTTTCTCCTTCATTGTATTGAAATTTTTGATCAAGTGTTGTATTCTCATATTGCAACTCCACCCTTTCTCTTGCATTGTATTCAAACTTATCATCAAGTTTTTTATTCTCACATTGCAAAAATCTTTCTCTCTTCAGATTTACAGAGTCTCCATATTTTCTTTGGTCATTCCAACCATGCGCAAACTTGCAGTCACTACCCTCTCTACAATAACCAATTTCATAAAACTTGCACAAATTTATTTTGTAACTATTGTCACGTTTTCTTTTACGATCGTCTCTGTATGGACGTACGGTTTCGACAGTTGGTCCGTGATTGGAATATTGTGAGTCTTCTTGTTTTACTTTACAATCCAATATTTCTTCTCTAGATTTATCTGTCAATGGTATGAAATCTATGGATTCAAAAAACTCTTGGACATACTCATTAACATGTGTCATATTCGTGCTTATACTCTACATATTGATAATTTTTAAGTTGTTTTAAATTTTTGATTCCTTTAAATTAATTAAAACCACATAAAGAGCAACAATGCTTGTAGTAAAAGCAGTACACAGAACAATTAACGACTGCTACATCAAGGACAATCCACTGAACTTTACACATAATGAAGGTAGATAACGACATCAGTGAATTTAATGCTTTGCGTGATGACGCAGTTTATCATGATCTTAGTACAAATGATGAAATAATGGGGATGGATTATAATAGATACATAGATATGATCTCAAAAAATGGAACTTCAATTGAATCTTATAACGGTGTAATGTCTCCATATTATAAATATATTCATGCGAAAGTATTCAACAAGTTAGGGATATCTTATAATAATTTAACAAAGAAGGTAGATGATTGTGATGAATATGAAGAAAAGATGTATCATAGGTGGGGAAGGGATGAACAATATAGAAACATTTCAGAAGAATACGAAACAGCAAGGTTCGAGGCTTTGGACGAATATGTCAATGAGAAGCCACATATCAAAGTAGGTGACATAATTCAAAGTTTTGATACATACGGAGGACGGTGGCATTATCACATGAGTATAGTTGGAATTGACAAAATACGAATTGGGTTTGGGGAAGGTATAGGGACAGGAGACGCACATAATAGCTTGTCAGATGAAGATATAAAAAGGATGAAGCATTTAGATTATACTAAAATAAGCAAAATATTGGCGGAACGATACTTGATTCCATGGATTGACGATGACGATTATAGTTCCACATTGCTTTGGGAACTGCATCAAGGAGATTATCCTAAAAATTTAGAATAAACAACATTGAGATTACTCAAAATAATTCAAGATAATATCTTGGAAAGCCCCCTGCCATATGGTGGGGCTTTCTTGCATTCATTAGGTAAAAGTTTGCAACCTGCGAATGGAACTATTCTACTAATTTCTTTTCTGAATCTTCTCATAAAGAAAATAATTTATTAATATAATAATGGAAAAATGGGAAAAAGATGTCATAAATGAATTTTTAAAGAATCATTTTCCCAAACCAGTGACACAAAATTCCTTAAAATTTTTTGTGGGTCAATCTCTTGCATTGAATGCAATAAGCAAAAACAATGCAAATTTTATCCTAAAAGAATTAGAAAATATAAAAAAGTTTCCGGTATCTATGATGATAATACCTCGTTCAAATAAAAAATTGCCATTTGGTGTACCTGGAGGATATAAAAGAAAACCGACTCATGCAGTAACAGATGATTTATTAAAATATGCAAAAATACATCAAGAACAAAGATTAAAGAAATTATTTTCAATGATGGCGTTGAAGAAAATTAACGAAAAAGAATTAAGACGTAGAATTGTGGAGAATTCATGTGGAGAAGAAGAGTTTAAGTATTGGTGGACATAAAAGCGAAGTCACAAATTAAAAGGCACTGTCCTATGATTGATGCATTTACAAGTAGCATCTATTTTTATCTTACATAAACGTTCGTTGCTGTTTGTTCCTTTCAATTTGAAAATTTTTATTATATTCAGATCTTTACCTTCAAGCAAAGATTCTCTAGAAGTATTTATATCCATATATAATTAATTTTAATTTAATGCTCGCAGAAGTCTATAAATTTCTTCAATTACATCAAGTGACAATTGCTTTTTGATCTCGAAAGTTGCATACCCTCTCCAAGAGCCAAAATCATTTCTTTCATCTGGTATAATGTTCAATAATGCAATGTTCATTGTTTCTTCTGCACAATCAAGTTTATTTGTTTTTAGATGTACTCTGACTTTCTTAGCAGTTGGTCCTGAACATTCATACCAGGGACCTTCCATATTTGTGTTGGTATCACCAAATGGAGCAAAGAACAAGTAGGAAAATGCAAGAAGCCAAGAACATAAATAAATCTGTATTATTAAGTTTAAAGACTTAATAATTCAGTTTATATATTGACATGGCACCAGCAGTTAAAAAGATTGCTGATAAGTTGACGGATGCAGAGAAAAAGAAAGTAAAACAAGCAAATAAACAAAAAGCAAATCCAGAGCAAGCTGAAAAGAAAGCGGCAGAGAATCTAAGAAGACGAATTGGAAGAGGTCAAGAAGTAGTAAAAGAGGAAACTGCAAATGTTGCAAAAGTTCCTATTGAAGATCAAGAAGTTGTAGTTTCAAAAGGACATAAAGCAAAACCTGTAAAAACAGATGCAGAGAAACAAAAGAGAAGACAAGAGAAAATTGATGCAATTAACAAGAAATTTGCTAACGCGAGAGGGATAGTAGAACATGATGTACAGGAACAAGATGAGGGGACAGTAGATCATGTAGAGGGGACAGTAGATCATGTAGAGGAACATGTTGAGGGACCATAATAAGTTGGTTCACCGTTTACAATATATATCAGGATAAGAATCTCCATAAGAAAGCAGTAATTCATCATCCAGTTTAATGTTTTGATTTGCTTTTATCTGTAATGTTTGCAACCCGCGATGAATGACTCGTGTGCTGTATACATTAGCAACTTCATTATAATTGGCAGAATTTATATAGCGAGACTCATTCCCACAAAATTGGGCATCTATTTCGAAAAAAGGCATTAATTGAAAGCAATACATATTTTTGGAATAGAGTTCAGGACCATCATTTTTCAAAGGCTGTATGACACCTGCGTAATTAATAATTGAAGTATCTTTGAGAATTGGCGTTTTAGCAAATAATCCAAGTCCCCTGCCTTCTGACTTTTCAATGAACACAAGTGGATTACAATGAGTAAAGTTTTCGTCACATAAATATGCTGTCTTAAAAAAATCTGGACCAGGCAAATTATTGAAAATAACTGCTGTTCCTATGAAATATATATTGGTGTTCCAGTTCTTAGGTGTGAAATGTCCAGATTGATTAATAAGAGTTTGTGGTAAACCTTTCTCATAAACATTATTGGAATTGCGTGCTTCTCGAGGTTGGCCGATTCCAAGGTACGGTTTTCTCATATCTTAACATTTAAAAACTCTATGTTTAAGTGGAATTATTTTATGTCATACTTTGGGAATTGATGCAATATTTTCCCTCCTGTTCTTTAAAGTAGGAGTATGTTTAGATGCTTTAAGCTTTTTTCGGAACTTACGCATTTCTTCTAAAAGATTCTCTTCTTCAAGGCTCGGTGCTTCATTAATATTACCGATGGCACGAAGATACAGAAACATGTCAACATTAACACCTCGTGACGTCAAGAGGATCTTGTCCAGACGCGCATGTGGTGAACCTCGTTTCAATAAGTATATTATTATCCGCGGGTCGGGTTTAATTGGAAATGCGTCACGATTTTTTACTTTAGAAGCAAGGTGTGCAATTTTCATTTCATGGTTTTTAATTTGCTGTTTATTTAGTTCTTCCATCTTTTTCAAAACTAGATCTGAAACATTACGAGGAAGAGCCAATAATGATTCTTTTTTTAAACGTTGGTTAAACTTTCCGGTTGGTAAATTATTCATTTTTGATAATTGTGTCATAAGTATGTCACTTAACACATCTTTCGTTAAATACTTCAGTTGTTTTTGTGAATATTTAGTGTTTGAAACTTTGATATATTTAATCAACGCTTTTTTGTCAAGTTGCATCAATTTTGTTTTGTCAATCATATTATTAATATTTTTTTATTTTGCAGATCATTGGTTCCGATCTTTAAGTTTGATTGCATATTATAATAACGCAGGATATTGTTTTAAAACTCATATGTCATACTTTGGG